GGATTTACTATTTCTGATTTAGCAGAAACTGGTTCATTTGTTGTTAGTGGTTCTGGTATTGGTGAAGTTTCTTCATCTATTTTACCTTCTGCTGGAAATGATGTAACTGATGTATTTGGAACATCTGCAAGAGGGCCAAAAGATGCATATGTATATTCTTACTTTGAAAATGCAGCTAGTGGTAGTGGAGACGCAAATGTAATTTCAGCAATCTCACTACCAACTCAAGACTTCACATATGATGCATCATCTGCAAATACACCATGGGTCAAATCACAATTAATCTCCGGTGAAAGATATGACTTATTTAGATTCCATACTTTAGGGCATGGAAATGGTGAAAATAGAAGATTTAAAGTTTCTATCTCTGGTGTTAAGGCAGCAGGTGAGGATGGTGGAACAGATTATTCAGTATTTACTGTAACAATTCGTTCATTCTCTGATACTGACAAGAGAAAAGTAGTATTAGAAACTTTTAATAATGTAAACCTTGACCCAGACTCTGCAAACTATATCGCAAGAGTAATTGGTGATAGATATTATACAGTTGATTCAAATGGTAAAATTACTGAAAATGGTGATTGGGTAAATAACTCATCATACATTAGAGTAGAAGTAGGTGCTCAAGGTTCTTACCCAGTATCTGCTGCTCCATTCGGACACGGTGCATATGAGTTACCTATCAAGGCAACTGATTCAAGTATTGTTCCAACTGTAACTTACCAAACAACTTCAAATGGAAATACAACTGGTAATCCTTATCAGTATGCTGGTATTAACTTTGAAACAACTGGTGTAAAGAAAGACAATTTAAATTATCTAAATCCGATTCCTGATGGTGCTGGAACTGGTTCAAATGTAGATTTTGGATTTGATTCTCAACTTTCATTAGAAATGACTGGTTCTGCAACTGAAGATATGGTTAAGAGACAATTTTCACTTGCATTCCAAGGTGGATTTGATGGTATGGCTCCTACAAGAGAAATTGCATTAGGAAGTTCAATCTCATCTGGTAATTCACAAGGATTTGATTTAACTGATTCTACTGCTAGTGGTTCAGTTGCATACAAGAAGGCAATCGATGCAATCTCAAATCAAGATGAGTATGATATTAACATGGTAGTAACACCTGGTATTGTAAGAAGATTACACCCAGCAGTAACTACTGATGTGATTGATATGGTAGAGGCAAGACAAGATGCATTCTTTATCTCTGACTTAACTGGAGTGAGTGATACAATTGCACAAGTAACTACTCAAGCTAACTCAATCGATTCGAACTATGTAGGTTCTTATTATCCTTGGGTTAAGACAGTAGATACTAGAACTAACAAACTAATTTCAGTACCACCTTCAGTATTACTTCCAGCAGTTTATGCATCAAATGATGCTATCGCCGCTGAATGGTTCGCACCTGCTGGTTTAAATAGAGGTGGAATTGTAGGAGCTGTATCAGTTCTTAATAGATTAACACATTCTGAAAGAGATACTTTATATGAAAACAAAGTAAATCCAATCGCAACTTTCCCTGGTCAAGGTATTGTGGCATTCGGACAGAAAACTTTACAAGATAAAGCATCTGCATTGGATAGAATCAATGTAAGAAGATTGTTAATCAATGTTAAGAAATTTGTAGCATCTACATCTCGATTCTTAGTATTCGAACAAAATACTGCTAAAACAAGAGGTAGATTTATCAACACTGTACAACCTTACTTAGCGGATATCCAACAAAGACAAGGATTGTACGCATTTAAAGTAGTTATGGATGAAACTAACAACACACCTGATGTAGTTGATAGAAACATACTTGCTGGACAGATTTTCTTACAACCGGCTAAGACAGCTGAATTCATTGTAATTGATTTCAACATCTTACCAACTGGAGCATCGTTCTCAGCATAACAAAAAAATGAATAACTAATATTTATTAGTATAAAAGGGAAAATAAAAAATGGCAGAAGTATTAGAATTTAACGAAATGATGTTCACCAACTTCGAACCGAAGATGAAGAACAGATACATCATGGAAATTGATGGTATTGAGGCATACTTAATTAAAACAGCAAGTAGACCTTCAATTCAGTTTGATGAAGTGAAGTTAGACCATATCAACACTTATAGAAAACTTCAAGGTAAAGGTACGTGGCAAGATATTGAGATTACTCTATATGACCCAATCGTTCCTTCAGGAGCACAACAAGTGATGGAATGGATAAGATTAGGACATGAATCAATCACAGGTAGAAAAGGATATGCAAGTTTCTACAAAAAAGATATCGATTTCTATATGTTAGGACCTGTTGGTGATAAAATTGAACAATGGAAATTAATGGGTGCATATATTGCAGCTGCTAATTTTAACGATTTAGATTTTACATCTAATGACCCTGCCGATATTTCGTTAACCATTGCTTACGATTACGCTATTTTAGAATTTTAAGATATTATCCACTACTATCTATAAATTGAAGAAGGTTCTCTTAGTGAGAACCTTTTTTCGTTTTACAACTTTTTAGTTTTGATATACTTATATATACAAACAAATAAAGGTTAATTATGAACGAAAATAAATTTGATTTCCCAACAGAGGTAATAGATTTACCATCAAAGGGATTACTTTACCCAGAAGGACATCCTTTAAGAAAAGGAAATATTGAGATTAAATATATGACAGCAAGAGAAGAAGATATTCTTGCATCACAATCTCTAATTAAAAAAGGAGTAGTTTTAGATAAATTATTCGAATCGGTTGTTGTAGAACCAAATTTAGATGTTAAAGATATCTTTATTGGTGATAAAAATGCAATTCTTTTGGCAACAAGAGTATTGGGTTATGGTTCAGATTATGAAGTAGAAATAACTGACCCATCTACATTAGAACCACAAAAAGTAAATATTGATTTATCGAGAGTAAAAACCAAAGATTTTGATGAAAAAATCTTAAATGGTGATAATCTATATAAGTTTACTTTACCTAAAAGTGGGGCAGAGTTGGAATTCAAACTTCTAACACATGGTGATGAGTTAGAAATTACAAAAGAAAACCAAGCATTAGCAAGATTATATAAAGGAAAAGGAGATGCTACATTTGATGTAACTACTCGTTTGAAATATATGATTCAATCGGTAGATGGTAATAAAGATAGAGGATATATCACTAAGTGGGTTCAAAATTCATTCTTAGCATTAGATACAAAAGCATTCAGAAAATTCGTAAGAGAAATCAGTCCTGATATGGATTTAACATTCAACTTTGTTTCAGAGTTGACGGGTGAAGAGGAGGCACTCGATATCCCGTTTGGGGTATCGTTTTTTTACCCTTCCGAATGATTATAGTATCCAACTTCACAGCCAAATTTGGGAGTTGGTTAACTTTGGTAATGGATTTACTTGGAGAGATGTGTACTTTATGCCAATACAATGGAGAAAGTTCTACTTCAATAAGTTATTAGAGTTAAAAAAGAAAGAAGCAGAAGAATACAAAAAAGCTGAGAGAAAATCAAAAGTGAGGGTTAGGAAATAATCTTCACTTTTTTTTTATCCAATATTTATAGATGTATAATTATGGGAAAAAAATTATGAAAAAGAAAAACATAAACGAAGGACCGGTAACTAGATTTATTGGTGGATTTCTTGATAGTATCTATAAAGGAACAGAAAAAAGATTTATGGATAGAGCATCTAAAAGATTAAAAAATCCAGAAGTTTCTAGTAGAATGTTAAAAATAGATAAAGAAATTAAGGAGTTAGAGGACTTTATCAAAACTCTATAATATAGTATTCTAAATGGCTGAAAATAATAATCTTTTAAAAGAAAAGGCGCAACTTGTTGCCAATCTCAAAAAAATGCAAAATGAGATGGGTACTACTGAAGCACGTCTTACAAAAGAATATGAAACTCAGCTAAAAAGGTTAAAAGAAATTACAAAAGAACTTCAAACTATAACTTCTGAAACCAAAAAAAATACTGGATTTACTTCATCACTCGCAACTGAATTGGGTGGAATATACTCAAAATTAGATAAATCTTTAGAAAAACAAGATAAAGCATTTGGATCTGTAGTTGGTAAAATAGTGGAAATGAAAGCCAATTCTAACGAATTAAACAAACCCAATCAAGAGGCAGAAAAACAAATTGGAAAGATTCGAGATGCATATTCTTTAGTAGCAGAAGCTCAGAATGAACTAGCTCAAACATCTTTAGATGATATTGAAAAAAGAGCAGCATTAAATGAGCAAATATCCATTGGACAGGAATTAATAAAAGAAGAAGTTGATGCATTAGATAAAAGAACTACACTTGGAAAAGAATTTATGTCTATCCAACCCGAGTTAAATGCTGAAATGGAGAGGAGAAATACTCTTGCTGAAAAATATAGTGTTTTAACTGACAAAGAAAAGAAAACTTTAGAATCCCAACTTAAAGTTTTTAATAAAATGACTGAAAAGTTAGGTGCATTTGAAGAAAGTGTAATTACATATCTGAAAAAACCTTTAACTGCAGTGGGTGCTTTGGTATTTGCTGGTGGGAAATTTGTTGATGAATTAGCTAAAGTAAATAAAGAATTAGGATATGGATTTGATATACTAAATAAAACAACAGCATCAGCAACTGCATTAGGATTCATCTTTGATAATACGGGAGGTACAGTAAAAGAATTAGCTAAAGAATTTGGTGGAGTAGATGCCGCAACTTTTAGTGCACAAGCTAATATTGGATTGATATCCGAAAATATGGGTATCTCAAATACTGAAGCAGTTTCTCTAAGTGGTTCATTTGCAAGATTAAATGGTGGTTCAAAAGATATTGCATTTGATATGGTAAAGACCACTCAAGAATTTGCTAAACAAAATGGAATTATCCCAGCCGCACTTATGGCTGATTTAGCGAATTCAACTGAAGAATTTGCATTGTTTGGTAAAGATGGTGGAGAAAACATTTTAAGAGCAGCTGGATATGCTAAGAAGTTGGGAGTTAGTATGCAAACTCTTACTGGTGTAGCCGATAATCTTTTAGATTTTGAAACAT